AACCTTGGAGTGATACCACATCGTCTGAACTAGCATTTATACCTGCTGCCCTAAGACGAATGTCATCAAACTTAGTTCCTCCTTCATTTGTTTCGTACTCTCCTATATCTACACCTTTAAGCGAAGCCTGAAACTTTTTATCTGCGTGTTCCCTCTTCTTTATTGCTTCTAGCGTAGCTATAAGTTCTGGCATTGAAAGATTTTCTTCTAGTTCTTCGTAATTTTTCCAATGACCTAAAAGAAAAACTTCTCCTTCTAATGCGGCTAGATCGAGTTCTGACCAGCCAGAACCGCTGCCGCTAGAAGGTTTGGGTCGTCAAGTTTAATTCCTCCGCAAACTTCAAGAATGCGATTCATTGTTGGAACGTCCAAAGCATCTTCTAGTGCTTCTCTATCTTTAACCAGATCTGGTAGTTGTTTTTCTAATGCAATAGCGCATGCATCGATTAGGATTGTAAGTGTTTCATCTTCTGTAGTTACATCAGAAGTCTTTTGAATTGCCACCATGAACTTACGAAGCTCTTTAATTGATAGTGGTTTGAGCTTTGCTGTTTGCCCATTTTGTAGTTGAATTTCTTCTACATTATATACTGTAGTTGCCAATTTATCCTCCTTGGATAGTCTAAATTATTATAACATAATGATATTACATATACAAGCAGAAAGCCCCCGAATTTTCGGGGGCCTCCGACATTTATTTAGCTATTATGCCAATACACGGTCAATAATCTTACCGTACTCTTGTCCTTCGTAGCCGCTCATAGCGGTTGGAAGGAGACGGAAGGTTACTGGAAATGTTGTTGGAGTAGAACGAGCCAAAGAGAACTGTGACTGTTGAACAGAAAGAACACGACGTGCATAATATACACGCTCAGTTCCTACAGCGTTTGATGTTGGAGCTTGTCCAACTGCAACTAGCTGACGCTCTGTTGGAGCGATACCTAGAGCACCTGCTGCAAGACCAAGTGTCTTCTTTGTGTTTACTGTACCTGATGCAAATCCTGAATCTTCAACAATTGTATTTGTATTTGAAATTGTATTTGATGTTGGATCATCTGACTGTCCGAATACAACTAGAACGTTTTCTAGAGTACCTTCTGACATTTCAGTAGCGATCATAACTTCCATAGCAGACTTGAACAGCTTAGCTGTGTCAAGAAGCTGGTCGACGGTTACTGAATCATATGTTGGATTATATGTAATCTGAAGACCATTATTGGTAAATCCTACGTTGCGATATGCGAATGTATTTGCTGGAGTAATAGCATTAAGTGTTGTTGTATAAGATTGTCCTGATACGAACGCACCTGCTGCTGTTGTTCCTGGCTCTGCATTTTCTACATACCCGCTAGATGTTACGTCAAGATTCGAAACGAATAGTGGCGATGCACCTACGAGAATATTTTTGGCGTTACCTGTATTTTGTGCCATATTTTTATTTCCACCTCCTGGAATTCTGTCTATTAAATTTTAATCAAGCTGGCTAGGCTTCTTTCCTCTTGTAGTCTAATTTTAGGCCATAAAGGGTCAAAAGGCAAACCTTAGAGGAATCTACCTACCCCGTCTAAAATCCTTGAGTATTTGATTTCTAAAATGACCTCTGCAGAAAAGAACCCTTGAAGTTCTTCTGATGGTGCAGTTGGAGAAATGTCTGCTACAAATATAGAGTGGAATTTAAATTTATCTGATAGTCCAGACCACTTATTTATATCCCTAGCAGATTCATCCATGCGTCTAAATTGGTCTGTCATAAAGTTTCGGATCTCATTAATTTCCGAGAAGTCTGTTGAATATATAGTAAATAGAATTTGCTCACAGCATATCATCCAGTTGTCTTCGTAGGACATGCCTATCTTATCATAGACTATATGCTTTTTCCCGCTCAGGAATTGGCTCATTTCAGCTGTTTGCTGGACTGGGACAATTGGTACAATATTTTCATTTAGATTATCTGACCAATAGTCTTCATCATCAAATATGTTACGGGTCTTTAATTCATTCCATAAAAATTTACGCAATTCTAGCATTGCATCTAATTTAAAATTTGCTGTCATAGAGCACCTCCAAATGCTGCCGCAAGTGATGCGTCTGCTTGATTTCTAATTAAATTTGGACTAAATTTATATTGAACTTTTTTAATTCCAGTAGGAAGCCTCAGAGCTTTTGCTACTCCAGCATTAAATATTCTTTGAAATCCAGATCGTTTAATTGATTGATTAACTAATTGTCCTGTAAAAAATCTAGAGTGTGCTAAAAAGTATTGATTCTTTACTCCAGGTCCGCCTGGACGCTTAACCATAACTGATGCACCTTTAGGCATAAATACTGTTTCTCCATCAGATTCAAATACTAATCTAGTAGCATTTTTAGGAGAAATTTTTAATGGCATTCCTGCTTCCATTATAGTAGCCTTATTAGCAAACGTATGCCTACGTTTTGTTCCACCGCTTAAGGGCACAAGTGAACGTGATGGTTTAAATGCAGTTGATATTTTAAATGAAAGTCCATCTTGAGATATAAGATTTAGTTCAAAAAGTCTAGCGTTCTTATTTCCAACCTTTTTCCATTCATAAACATGGTGTAATGACCTTGGAGATGTTCTTGCCTTTGCGTCAATATACTCACCAAAATCTTTATTTATTTGATTAAATATGGTTTCAGAAAATTTATTTTGAAACTGTTTATTTTCAGTTAATTTAGAAATCACATTAGCATTGTAATATAAATATGCAGATATCTGAGCTACTGTACTATCTTTTAATACACCGCTTTGATTGCCAGCCATAAGTCTTTCTAGACCACTAGCTGCCTGCATTAACATTACATTAGAGTCCAATTTGCTGATTCTCCGATCTCTTCATCGAAGAATTATATCCCAATACTGCTCCGAACGGATCTGTTATTGGTGTAGTTCCTATGACCTCAAATACTGTTGGAGTTTCAGATGGAAAATTTATTTCTGTCCAAATTACATTATCTCGTGCATCACGGATATTTGTTACCTTATCACGCATTACAAGCTTCTCATTTGTTCTTACTTGAATTACTTGATCATTTGTATACTTATTACTAAAAACTTGTTTATCGCTAGATCTTGTTGTGGCAGAATTGCTAATAACTCCTTTTGCGTGACATGGTACTGTTCTATGATAATTCCATTCTCTTTTTATTGCACCAGTATCAGTATCCTGAATGTCTGTTTGTCTATAGACATCTAACTTCATGCTTAAAACAGAATCAATTAAATCTATCATATTACGACCATATTATTGAGTACATAAGGATACAATAATTGGTCAACATAAGCATTTCCAGTTCCTCTATATGCTTCTGAAGAGTACTCAAAATCCCAATCAAATGTTGATATGCTTTTCACATATTTATTTGTCCAGACCTTGTCTTTAGCAAAGTAGTCTCCGATTAGTTGAATACATGCCTGCTGAACATTGTCTGGTACAGATTCCCAACCAAATCTTCCAGCAACTCTATATCTTACATCTTTTCTAAATGCTCCGCCAACAATATCATTAATAGTTGGTGGAACCATTCCATTAGCTATATAAACCGTATTATCAAGTGAGGCTGATCTATCTACTCTTAATCCAAATCCTGTTTCTGAAATCATTGGATCAAAAATCCATTTGTTTATTTCATTAATATTATCAACCAATAATATATCATTTGCATATAATTCATGTAATGAATATAGCTTAAATGGTAATGGGAGAATATCTGAACCAGATCCATATGCTATTTGAACATCATCATATAAATAAAAATTTTGTCCAGTATAGTTTTCAATAACTTTACGAGCATATTTTTCCGCCATTACTAATTCGTGATAATTTTTATAATTTGGATCTGATGCTTCTAATCCTAGATTAAGATCTTGAGATAAATCTGCTATATCGCAGTATGGTGTTACTATATCTACACCAGTTCTGTGTGTTACAGACTGAGAATTAATTTGATAGGACCAAGCTAATTCTAATTTTTTAGCCCTATTGGTTAATGAAAATGGAAGAACTATCTGATATGTTCCAGGATCTGTTTCTAATGAATTAGCAGTTCCTTGATATACTGGTGTTCCTGTTGGTATTGCTGGAATAACAGCTGGGTCTTCTGTAATATCATATGCTACTACAGTTACTGATCCATCTGGTGTAGTTGGTTCTCCAGCATAAAATATTGTTGTTCTTACTGGAAAATTGCTATTAACATATACCTCTGCCATTTTATAGGCTTAGATTAGTGGTAAAACTCCTGAACCTCTTTAGGGGTTGCTAATCTAAAACCTGCCTCCTTGTCAAAAATTGCTTGGGCTTGTTCTTTATTCATAGCAATATATGGATGCTCTTTCGTAAATGTAAACCCTTGAATGTCATAACGGAAATTATCTCTTTCCATTTTAACTAAAACTGTATCTTCTGGTTGTTCCTTTTTAGGATCAAACTTAGGAAGAACTTCTACTGACATGTCTTCTGCCTCTTCTAAATCGTTTACGGTCTTTTGATATACCGCCCAGGTTACTCCCTCTTCTGAGAGCGCTGCAATGATGTCTGTTTTATTTTTTAAGCCGTCGATTTCAACTCCGAAGTCCTCGGCTACCTTTTTTAGTTCAGATACTTTTAATGTCTCAAATGACATGTAAATCTCCTTATTCTCGTCAATCAATTATAGCATTAAGAAATTTAAATGAAAAGCCCCCCAAAAATTAATTTAGGGGGCTTTTTTGCAGATCTAAATCCTATAAATTAGGAAGCGACCTTAACGTTCTTAACAACTACCCATGCGTCTGCTTGCTCGATCTGAACGCCAACACGAGTATACATTGTGTACTCGATTGAGTCCTTACGTGGCCAGAAGAAACGGTAAACTGTGACGTCACGCTTGATACCAATAACTACGTTATTTGGGAATGTCAAGTGGATATCACCGTGTGAACCTGTTGCGCCTGTGTAATCACCAGATTGTGTTTCTGGAAGAAGTGGAACTTCGACAATCGGAATACCGAATGCGAATGGAGCCACGTAACCAGCTGGGCCAGAAAGCGGCTGAACATCTCCACGGATAATGCTTGAAGCGATATCTTGTGGAATTGTCTGGTTAGTTCCAATGCTGTTTGCGTACAGGAAGTCCTGAATCAAATTGGAACCTGCAAGGAAGCGAAGGTCTGTGCGACGTTGCTTGTACTTACGTGGAAGAGCCTTAAGAGCTGAGTTGAAAGCTGCACGAGATACTGTTGCACCTGCTGCATCTACAACATGGCCATAAGCCTTAGATTTTGCAACAACGCCCTGGAAAGCTGACATTAAGCCAGAACCAGAACCTGTTCCATTGAGGACTACGTCTTCAATGTCGTTACCTGCCTGTGTTGCCATCATGCGGGCAATATGATCTTCGAGATCAGCACCTTCAATATTATCTTCAAGAGACTCTGTTGAAAGCTCCCAATCCAAGCGAAGTTTCTTTGTCGTTAGAGAGATCTTTGAGAATGTGACTGCTGCGTTTGTTGCAGTGTTATCTGCTTCTGCTGCGACTGTCATGAGACGTTCTCCGACACCAATACGATCAATTTCGGTGGTGTCTGACTTCATGCGGACAGTACGAGCCACCTTACCAATTACAGTTGAATCAAACATGTAGTCCAAGAATCGAGATGATTGCTCTGGATTTAGGATACCACCGTTGCCAGCTTCAGATGCACGATGTACGCCTGTTCCACCTGTTGTGGAAGCAAATGTACCGCTTGCAGACTGACCGACACCAGCGATAGTTGTGTTAGTTGCAACTGATTTTTCTAGTGTTTCATTGCTCATTGTTATATTTTCACCTACCTTTTCAGTTAAAAAGTTCGTTTACGGAACCGAGGAAAGAACCGTTCCATTTTGATTTGGATTTTGTTATTACTTCCTGAGACCCGCCAAGGTCTGAGGACTTCTTAATTGCAGTCTCTGATTCGACTGCTACGACACGCTTCTCTACGCCATCAATCGTGCCCTTGATATCTTCTACAGCCTTTGAAAGTGCTGCATGTTGTTCTGCCAATTCTGAAATTCGAGTATCTACGCTCTTGCTAAAGGTTTCAACAGTTTCTTTAATTGTTGTAACTTGAGCTGCGTTTGCCTCAGATGCCTTTGCAAGTGTATCTGAGAAGAATCCCTTAAGATCACCGAGCATCTTTGCAAAATCAGGTTCATCAACCTCAACTTCTGATACGTCGGCTGCTTTTTCCAGAGTTTCGGCAGGAGCGTCAACAGCTGGTGCTTCCTCAGCAACAGGTGCTTCTTCAACAGCAACTGCTTCTGCAGGGGCTGCTTCTTCAACAGCAGGAGTCTCTTCGACTACTACGTTTTCTGTGTTTTCTGACACTTCATTACCTCCTTCTGCGTTTGCCTGTTTTGCAATTGTTTGTGTATCAGGCAACGGTAATCTTGATTTCTTAAATGAATCAAGAATCTTATCTATTTCTTTCGCTTTGTTAACATCGTTACTCTCAACCCATCCGATTAATGTTGCAGGCTTGCCTGTAACTGGGGAGTCATAAGATGCATCTGTAGAAATGAATACTGAATCAGAATCT